AGAATTTCAGTGACCGTGATATTTGGATGACATTGACCTATGATGACGAGCATCTCCCGCCGGACGGGGATGTGGATGCAGCAATCAAGAATGTGCAAAAGTACATCCGACGCATCAACTATCAGAGGAAAAAGAGAGGTCTCCCGAATGCGAAATATGTCTATGTGACCGCATACAATCCGGATGCGGAAATCAGATGGCATCATCACATTGTCATGGATGGAGCGTTAGACATAGAGACGGTTGAATCCTGTTGGAAACAGTCAAGCAGGAATGAGGTTCGCCGATTGCAGACGGACGAAAACGGTCTGTCCGGTATGGCGAATTATATCGTCGAGGAAAAGAACCGTGTTCCGTCGGAAAAGAGATGGAACAGTTCACAGGGATTGAGAGACCCACGAATCAAGGTCGTTCATTCCAAACGTCCGGCAGCAGGAGGCAGTTATAAAAAAATAGGCTCATTCGTTGACAAGATGGTCAAGGATAGGGATTCCATTCCGGAGATATTGAAAAAGTGGTATCCGGACATGGATTTCACGAATGCAGCAGTGTACTACAACGATTTTAATTGCATACCTTTATGGTATGTAAGAAATGGAGGACAGAAAGTCATGAATAAGGAATTACAGAAGTTATTAAAGCAGATTAACGACAAGAAAAATGAAGTCAAGAGCCTTGTGAACGATGGAAAACTCGACAAGGCAAGAGCAGCAAAGGAGGAACTCGTAGAATTACAGAACAGATTCGACCTCCTCTATGATTTGGACGAGGACGAGCAGGACGGCATCGAGAACAAGGTCAAGGATGGAACTGCAAAGCAGGTCGGCGAGGATGTCAAGCCGGACAAAAAGAACATCGTGAAATCATTTGTCAACATTGTCAAAGCCGGATTCCTGCACAAAGAGGCAGACGAGGCAGACATCAAGGTGTACAAGGATGCACTCACATCCGACACAACCGCAGGAAGTGAGGGAGAGGTCGGAATCGGCGTGACAATTCCGGAGGACATCAGAACAGACATCATCGAGTTGCGTCGTTCATCCGACAACCTTGAACAGTATGTCAATGTCGAGGGCGTAACAACTAAGACAGGAACACGAAACATTGAGGTTGATGCAGAATCAACACCATTTGACAATGTTGACGAGGCTGCGGATTTTCCGGAGATGGACGAACCGGAATTTTTACCGATTGAGTACAAGGTAAAGAAAAAGGGTGGAATCCTCAAGATGACAGCAGAGTTACTTGAGGACACAGCATCCAACATCATGGCATACATCAACAAATGGATTGCCAAGAAAACAAAGGCAACCCGTAACGCAATGATTCTCAAGGTACTCAACGAGATGACAAAAGAGAAAGAGGTCACAGTCGAGAACCTTGACAGCCTCAAGGACATTTTCAATGAGCAGTTAGACCCTGCAATCGCTGACAATGCAGTTGTTATCACAAATCAGAGCGGTTTCAACTACCTTGACAAGTTAAAGGATAAAGACGGCAACTATATTTTACAGAAAGACCCGACACAGCAGACAAAGGGAAAGATGCTTTTCGGTGAATATCCTATCATCAAATTATCAAAGAAAACTCTTGCATCCGAGAAGATTATGAACACCGATGGTCACACAATCGACGGGTACAAGCATCCTATTTTCTGCGGTGACTTAAAAGAGGCAGTCACACTCTTTGACAGAAATGTCCTCACAATCGACCTCAATGACAAAGGTGCGGGTTTATGGGATAAGGACATGACCGGAATCAAGGTGCGTGACCGTTTCGATGTGCAGCCTGTTGACAAGGGAGCAGTCATCAAGGGCCAGATTACAGAAGTTATCAACGGGTAATATGGCAGCAGGGCGGTGAATCCGTCCTGCTATTGAAAGCAGGTGAGAACATGACGGATGAAGAAAAAGAGAAGTACAGAGGCGGTCTGATTGCTACATGCAAGACATATTGTCACATCGACTATGATGACGACATCGAAATCCTTGAATTGATGTTTGACACGACACTGGATGAAATGACGGAACTGATTCCGAATTTCGACCGGAACAACCTCACAAGCCGTCAAAAACTGCTTGCATTTATGTCCGTGAAAGAACTGTACGACAACCGTGACAAGTACCGGAGCGACACGAAAACGCTCTCTGCTGCCGTTTCCTCCATGCTATTGAAAGAAATATACGGAGGTGCAGCAGAATGACAGGCAGAATCAAGATAATTCGCAAGACAACAAGCGTTGTTGATGGCAGACGGCAGCAGGAGGAACAGGATTTTTTCTCATGTTGGTGCGATGTCAAGAGTTTGGGAACAAACGAGAAATACAATGCGTTGCAGATAGGTCTTGAGAACACGATTGTGTTTGAAACAAGAGCCTGCGACAAGATGGAGGAAATCAGATTGAATCTGAAAGAGTTCTATGCAGTGTATAAAGGCGTTGAGTTCAAGATATATGATGCGTGTCCGATGTTCACAGACGACAGGAAATATCAGTTGAAATGCAGAGTGGGAGCGTAGTGTCATAATCTGACACCGGAGGTGATGCAGTGAAAATTGAGATGGAATTTCAAGGCTTGAAAGAACTCATGAAAGCATTTGAGGACGCAGCAAGCGACGAGGACATAAAAGAGGTCAATCAAAAGATTGTAAAGCAAAGCGAACCAGTCGTGAAAAACATCATGTCCGGCAAGATTCCGAAATCTGCGGACATTAAATTGTCCGGTCGAGGATTTGGTTCAAAGTCATCCGTGACATCACATGCAGCGGACAGCATACCACTAGGAGCGGTCAAGGTGAAAGACACCGGAGCGTCTGCGGATGTTGGATGGGAAAAGTCGGACAACAGCGAACATTTTTATGTGAAATTCATAAACTGGGGAACTATCTATCGCCCACCTCAAGAATTTATCTATGCAACAGGGCGTGAGGCAGATGCGGAACTGCAAAAAATCGCAGAACAGGAATATCAATCATATTTAGACAACACATTGAAATGAGGTGAGAGCATGAGCAGCAGTCCAGACATCATCAAAGATGCATCCGACGCATTGAAACCAATATCAGACAGGAGAATCATTGTGATGCAAGGATGGTATAACAAAAACATCCATGACAGACATGTGACATTGTGGGATTTGGGAGAAAACGACGAGAATTTTTCGGACGACGATGCAGAGGGAGTGACGCTGTCAGTGCAGGTCACTATATTTTCAGAGAATGACGAGGTTGAACTTGCGAGGGAAATCAAGTCACTCATGAAAGAAAATGATTTCTCATTTGACGGCAGGAATGGAGACGATTCAAAGCCGGAGGACGGAATCTATATGAAAGCACAAAGGTTTTCAAAGTTTTATGAAATGGAGGAATAGACATGAGCGAAACAGTAACACAGGTCAGCGAAACAGAACAGAAGATTGTCAGAAGTAGAACTTGCGGTTGTAGAGATTTCTACATCGCAAAACTCACACAGAACGATGCGAAAGCATACGTTGCAGAAACTCCGGTCAAACTGGCAAGAGCAATCAAAGCAAAAGTTGATGAAAAATGGAGTTCGGAGAAAATCTACTCTGACGACGGAACAGAGGAGGTTATCAATTCATATGAGGGAACTGAAATCGAACTTGAGGTCAACGCCCTTGCACCACAGGACAGACAGATTCTTTTCGGTCAGTTGTATGAGAATGGTTTCCTCGTAAAGACGGCAGACGACAAAGCACCGGAGGTCGCTGTCGGATGGAGAGAAAGAAAACTCAACGGAAAGTATGATTTCAAGTGGTTGTATGCCGGAAAGTTTGCAGAGGGAATCAGCGAGGAGGCAAGCACAAAAGAGGGAAAACTGTCTCCGACAACAAAGAGCGTCAAGGGTTCATTCTATGAGAGAAGTCTTGACAATGCATATGAGATTTCTGTTGATGAATCAAACCTTGTAACAGAAGATACAAAGGCAGCAGAGGCAATCAAGAATTGGTTCAGCAAAGTGCAGGAGAAAAACGGCGGTTTAGGCTAATAAGAGGATATATAACAGGAGGATAAATCATGAAAAGAAAAATTATAGTCAATAACAAAGAGTTTACAATGCCGAAAATGTCAATCGACACATACACGGAATATCTCGAACTTGCAGAGGTTATCGACGCAAAACAGAGATATTCAAAGCAGGACATTGAGGCGATGGGTCTTTTTATCTGCAAAGCATACGGAGACCAGTTCACCGTTGAGGAATTAAAGAATCCGGAGACCGGACTTGATGCAGCAGGTTTGATTCTTGAGTTCCAGTTCATCGACATGGGAATCGCCGACGACCTCACCAAACGTATGGAGAAGATAGAGAAAAATTTTCAGAGTGGCAAGTGATACCGGAAATCGAGGTCACTTGCAGAGGTGAGAGACTTTTCATCAATTCCGTAACGGTAGAACAGTATAAAAAATACATCAGTCTCATGGAAAAGAATGACACGGAGAAATTCTCCGGAGTGATGTTTTTCAACAAAAAGATAATGCAGGAGATGTTCGGGAATGAATTGTCGCTTGCAGCAGTTGGGGAGATTGATGCAGTTGAATTTCTGACGGCAATCAAGACGGTTCATTTCATCATGCAGAACATTGTTGCAGAGAAGATGTTGAGCATTGTCGAGGTTGAACAGGTAGAAAAAGAGGCATCCGCATTCGATGACTATGACCGTGAAAACGGATATGAGGACGAGGATGAACAACCGGAGGAAAATCAATGGAAAGTCTGCGGGGAAATTGTTGACCGTGTTGTGAAAATTGCGATTCGGCTATTGAAAAACTCATACAGTCAATGCATGAAAGAGAACATTGTCACGTTGTTGGACTACTTAAAATTTGAATTAGATACAATCAACGAAAATCAGTAAGAGAGGAGGCGACCGAATGGCTTATACAAGCGTCAAAATATCGGCAGATTCGAGCAGTTATCAATCACAAATGAAATCGGCAGCATCGCAGATGAAAGTCTTGTCTGCGGAATATACGACGGCAGCGACGAAAGCAAAGTTGTTCGGGTCAGAAACAGACAGCCTCAAGGCAAAAGCCGAATCGCTCACTCAAAAAATCACGGTGCAAAAGAACATCGTGCAGTTGAACAGTGAGCAGCAGGAGAAGTTGACAAAGAAACTGTCAGACCAAAAGACAAAGCAGGAGGAACTCAAAACAAAGATTGATGCTGCGAAAGAGGCTTATGAGAAATCAACGGCAGAGACCGGAAAGAACTCCGAGCAGTCAAAAGCACTCAAGGATGAACTCGACAAGTTAGAGAAAGAGTTCACCGCAAATGAGACAGCAATCGGAAAGACAGAGACCGCACTTGCAAATCAGACGGTAAAGACGGAAAAGTCAAAGACTGCCCTCATGAACATGGAGGCAGAACTGAAAAATGTTAATGACCAGTTAAAAGATAATAAACTTAAAAAATTTGCGACCGCTTGCGATACGGCGGGAACAAAGATGAAGAGTTTCGGAAAGAAAATGTCGGTTGTCTCTGCCGGAATTACGGGTATTGGTGCAGCATCAATCAAAGCATTCACGGAACTCGACGAGGGTTATGACACCATAGTGACAAAGACCGGAGCAACCGGAGAGGCACTTGAGGGATTGACAAAGTCTGCGGATAATGTTTTCGGAACAATGCCGGAGGATATGTCAACGGTAGGAGAGGCAATCGGAGAAGTCAACACAAGATTCCATACAACCGGAACGGAACTTGAAAAGACCTCTAAACAGTTCATACAGTTTGCAACAATCAACGGAACAAACGTCACACAGTCAGTTGACCAAGTTGACAAAATCATGAAAGCGTGGAACGTCGATGCATCACAGACAGGGAATCTATTAGGATTGCTCACGGCAAAGGCACAGGAAACCGGAATCTCTGTTGATACATTAGAGGGATATGTCCTCGACAACAACGCTCAATTCAAAGAAATGGGATTGTCATTGCCTCAAGCAATCAATTTGATGGCTCAATTCGACGCAAACGGTGTTGATTCAACTCAAGCAATGGCGGGTCTGAAAAAAGCATTACAGAACGCCACATCAGAGGGAAAATCAATGGACGAGGCGTTGTCAGATACTATCGGCAGCATCAAGAACGCAAAGACAGAGACCGAGGCGATGCAGATTGCAACGGAATTGTTTGGAAAAAAAGGTGCTGCGGAAATGACAAAGGCAATTCGTGAAAACAGAATTGACCTCACCAGTCTTTCATCATCAATGGAGGAATACGGTTCAACAGTCGAGGACACCTACAACGGAACACTCGACCCGATTGACAATGCAAAGGTTGCGATGAACAACGCAAAACTGGCGTTGTCGACACTGGCATCCACAGCACAGACATCCGCAGCACCTATGATTGAAAAATTGACCGGAAAGATTCAAGAGTTGACACAATGGTTCACGTCGCTCTCTCCGGCACAGCAAGAAACAGTTCTCAAAGTTGGTCTTGTGGTCGCTGCTATCGGTCCGTTGTCAATCGGATTCGGAAAAGTGGCAAAGGGAATCTCTGACACGGTAACGACCGGACAGAAATTTGTGTCCGGAGCTGCAAAGATAATTGCAAAGATTACGGCAAAGACAGCAGCCACGGCAGCAGGAACGGCAGCAGATACGGCAGGAACAGCAGCCACGGTAGCACATACGGCAGCTACAACAGCAGCCACGGCAACAACCGGAGGAATGACGGTGGCACAAACGGCACTCAATGCAGTTATGAAATTGTGTCCGATTATTTTAATTGTAACACTGATTGCCGGACTGATTGCAGCAGGTGTCGCACTATATAAAAATTGGGATAAGGTCAAAGAAAAACTGTCCGAATTGTGGGGCAACATCAAAGAAAAATTCAATGCAATCAAAGAGACTATCACGGGAGCATTCACGAAAGCGAAAGAGGCGGTCACGAATAAGGTCAAGGAAATCGGTGACAACATAAAAAATAGCACAATAGGACAAGCTGCATCGAAAGTATTCAACGGCGTAAAGGACACGGTTCACAATGTCATGTCGGCAGCGACCGAAACGGCAAAGGAAAAACTGGGGAACATGAAAACCGCCTATGAAGAAAACGGAGGCGGTATCAAGGGCGTTGTTGCTGCCGGATGGGAGGGAATCAAAGGATATTATTCAGCAGGATTCACATTCGTTGATAATTTATCCGGAGGGAAACTCTCTGAAATCAAATCAAAATTCTCTGAAAAGACATCGGAAATCAAAACAAAGGTTTCCGAGGGTTGGGAGAACATGAAAACCACTGTCACCACAAAAATGACGGAATGGAAAACCAACGCATCAAACAAACTGAATGAAATAAAGACGAATTTCTCAACAAAGGTTTCAGACATCAAGTCAAATGTTTCAACAGGTTGGGAGAACATGAAAACCACCGTCACCACAAAAATGACGGAATGGAAAAATAATGCATCGAATAAATTGACAGAAATCAAATCCGGATTTTCCTCAAAGGTTTCGGAGATAAAAACGAAATGGTCGACGGATTTCACGAACATAAAGGACAAGGCAACCTCACTCATGGAGACAGCAAAGTCCAATGTTTCAACGAAACTCAATAATATGAAATCCGCATACAGTGAAAAAGGCGGGGGAATCAAGGGAATCGTGTCTGCTACGTTCACAGGCGTAAAGGACACAATGAACTCTCTCATGAGTACGGCGAACACTCTGACAGGCGGGAAACTTGACAGCATCAAATCGGCGTTCTCAAGCAAATTAGCGAGTGCAAAATCGACCGCATCGTCTGCGATGGAGAATATCAAATCATCATTCTCCTCAAAGATGGAATCCGCACACGGAACGGTGACAGGTGCATTGTCAAGAATCAAATCGGCGTTCAATTTCAAATGGTCATTGCCACATTTGAACTTGCCACACATCAGCGTGTCCGGAGGCGTTGCACCGTTCGGAATTGGAGGAAAAGGTTCACTCCCGTCATTCTCGATTCAGTGGTACAAATCCGGTGGTATTATGACAAATCCGACCGTGTTCGGAATCAACGGCAACAGCCTCATGGTAGGAGGCGAGGCGGGTGACGAGGCAATCTTGCCACTTGCAGAGTTTTACAACAAATTAAACAGCATACTTGACAAGAAACTTGATGCAGTTCAGAAATCGCAAGTTGTATATGTGACAAATCACACATACATTGACGGCGACGAAATCGCAAGCAGAACCGTGTCAAAGGTAGATGCGGAAATGGTAACAAATAAACGAAAAGGGAGGTAAAACAGGGCGATGAAAATAAACGGAATAGACATCAGAAAATATGATGCAAAGCAGTTGACCGCCGATGTGCAGCCTCCCTCTTTTGCTAATTCATACGAATGGTTGACGGGTGCAGCACTGCCGACGGAATTTGAGACAAAGGTTCAGATGGGTCATTTGAAACTGTCAATATATTTCAAAGGCAAGGACAGGAACAACATCATCCGTGCTGCATCGGAGTTCATGAGTAATTTCACAAAGGCTTGCAAGATGGAACTTGACGGCTACAAAGGAACATATATCGGATTCATCACATCAAATGACTATGAAAAAAAGAATGTGAAACAGAGGTACGTTGTAAACCTTGAATTTGACGGCTTTTTCGTCGATGACGACCTCTCAATCACATTCGACGGGAAAACCTCTGCATCGTTCTATAAAGTGGGTACAAGAGACACTCCGTGCGTTGTGGAGGTATATGCAAAGAGTGCCTTGACGAATTACACAATCACCGGACTGGGAGAGGATGACATCATCATTGAGAGTTTGGCAGCAGGAAAGACGGTTGTGATAGATGCAAAGACAGGACTTGTGACAATCGACGGGGCAAATGCATTCGACAAGGTGAACATGTGGACGTTTCCGGTATTAAAGACTGGAGAAACAGCACTCACATTCTCCAACACAAAGGCGAGAGTGACTATCAGATACACGCCTATGTGGATTTAGGAGGTGAGAGCATTGCAGATTTTTAACGACAAAAAGAAAAGAATCGGAACATTGTCCGGATTCAAGGACAGGGAAATCACCACGACACTGGATTCCGGAGACAAAGAGTTGTCGTTCAGTTATCCGGCAGCGGGAGCGTTGGTTGACCTGTTAAAAGAAGAATATTATATACACACCAAAACGGACGAATATGTCATCAAAGCGGTTGAAAAGGGAGAACAATTCAACAAATACACAGCAGTTCTCAATGTCGAGGAGTTGGAGGGAACAGCGTTCCCGTATGGTTTTGAATCACAGGAGCAGACAATCAAGGCATGTCTTGAGTTTGCATTTGAGGGTACGGGATGGCATGTCGGAATATGTACCGTCACAAAGAAAAGAACCATCGACGAGCAGGAGAGTGTCACCGCATGGGATGTCCTGCAAAAGTGCCTCACAACATACCGCTGCGAGTGCATCATCCATTCACTGACAAAGACAATCGACATATATGACCGGATAGGCAGCGACAAAGGGTGTTATTTCATGGAGGGGTTGAACCTCCGGAAAATATCATTGAAGTCGGACACATACGATTTTTACACAAGAATCTATCCGATAGGCAAGGACGGCATCACACCGGAATGGTTGACCGGAAAAGATTACATCGACAATTTTCAGTACAGTTCCAAAATCAAGGCGTATGTTTGGAAAGACGAAAGATATACCAATACCACAAGTCTGATTGAGGATGCGACAGCAAAGATTGAGGAAATGTCAAGACCATACAAGGCATACACCGCAGAGGTGGTCGACCTTGCGAAAGCGTCAGAGGAATACAAAGACATTCTCTCATACGGAATCGGAGACACGGTCACACTTGTGTCAAAGAAAACGAGGACGAGGGAAAAGCAGAGGATTGTCAAAATCACAGAATATCCGGAATCGCCGGAAAAGAACACGGTTGAGATTTCCAATGCGAGAAAGACATTCGCAGAGATTCAGAAAGAGGAGACGGCAGCAGCCACAGAGGAGGCGGTCTCCATCTCCAACAGGGCAACCAAGAAAGTCCTTGAGAACTATTCGACCACGGAGGAGATTGAAACCAAAATCACGGCATCGAAAGAGGCAGTCGAGGCAGGTGTTGCCTACACTCTGAAAAATTATTATACATCCGTGCAGATGGATTCCTTGATAAAAGCCACGAAAGAGGAGATTTCTCAAGAGGTAAAGCATGTTGAGGAAAACTCAATGCACAACTATGTTGTGAATGGAGACTTTTCAAACGGACTTGATGATAATTGGTACAACAGCAATGAGACGAACAATGCCGTGATGGATGTGTCCGGATTGGGAACGGTTGCGAAGATTTTGAAAACATCAACGACCAGTTCCTATATACGGCAAACACTGGGAAAGTTACCTGCGGGAACGTACCGTGTGAGATATAAGGCAGCAACAGCAGCAGGGTACGAAAACACGGCAAGGGTGCAGGTGGGGGCGTTGGGAAGTTATTCAACGACATCCTCCGGAACGCTAAAGAGCAAAGAGTTCACGACGATTGAACGTGAAATCACGGTATCAGAGGGAACGAAATATATTTACATTTACGCATACACACAGAACGCACCCGTGTATATCACAGATATTGAGGTATTAGGATTGTATTCATTGTATGCGGATGCAAAGATTCAAGTGACTGCGGAGGAAATAACCTCCGAGGTCAACAAAAAAGTGAACAGCGATGATTTCGGAACACTAATCACACAGAACGCATACAATGTCCGAGTTGCATTCAATAACGGCAGTTCGTACATGCAGTTTGATTCAACCGGAATCACAATGTACACCGGAACGATTACGGATAACCAAAAAAGAACACGATTTGACTACAACGGAACTCATTTCTATCGTGACGCATATTATGTCGGAAAAATCGGAACGAACACGATGAAAGACAACGACAGTCAGAGAGGACTTGTTTTTGATATTGAGTACAACACTGCGTATATGTCATGGTCAAATAAAGAATCGCAGAATGCAGATGTGTACACGATGAAATGGTCGTACTGCACACAGCAGTGTGGAAATTACGAGGCGAACATGCTACATGCAGGGGCAGACATCAACATGCATTTCTTCACATTAAGGAATGTAAGCTTTGAGGATGGCTCAATAAGTGGAACGCTAACATTCAAACAACCTTTAGAAGTAGGCAGCGACGGGAAACTGATAAAGTGGTCAACGGCGACGCTTGAGTTCAAAAGAGGAATATTAGTGTCCGGAACATGGAGCAATGGATAAAACAGGAGGAAAAGAAATGCAGATGAATGACGAAAATATTCAGACAGAGGAAGTCAAACGAGCAGCAGAACCGGAGTACAAAATTCCGGAAGATGCTGCCGACAACTCAAGACCAAACGAGACAGCAGAGGTTGTGACAAGAGAATCAGCAGAGGAGACAAACACGGAACTCTTGCAGAGCATCGACAAGAAACTTGACATGCTACTTGCAGCACAAACAGCAACACAGACGGCAAAGGAGGAATAATCATGAATACACCGATTGCAGTGAGAATTGAATGTGCAAAGGGAGAAATCCTCAATGCTATGGAGACGATACAGAAAAGACATGCATTGCCTCCGTGCATCATGGACGGAGTTTTGTCCTCCGTACTGGCAGAGGTAAGGAGCGAGGCAAAGATTGAACTCATAAACTCCACAAATACAATGATGACAGAAAAAAATGAGGAACTTGAAAAGGCAAAGAAAGCAGCAAAGAGAGTTCTGAAAACAGAACCGGACGAGGAGCAGGAACAGGACACACAGGAGAATCCGGAAGAATAAACAATAAACACCGAGAGGAGGTGAGAGCATGGCAGCGTTGACAAAATTGACGACGAACATCAATCTTGAGATGTCCGGAGACACTAAAAGATATTTAGTATCAGCAAAGCAGGGAGACAAGGCAACACGATTCATCATCGCAAGGCTGCTCAACAACGGCGAACCGTACACAATCCCGACAGGGGCAAGAGCAGTCATCAACATTACAAAACCGGACGGAAAACATGTATATAACACATGTTCATATTCCGGTTCGGATGTGACAGTCGAATTGACAAATCAAGCACTTGCAGCCTCCGGAACGGCGTATTGCGACATTGAAATCCGGACGAGTGACGATTCACAGGTTATCACATCCGCATCATTCACAATAGAGATTGAACCGTCACAGAGGAACGACAATGCGATTCTATCAGCGAATGAGTTCACAGAACTTGAGAACCGTGTCAAGGGTCACATTGAGAGTATTGACAGCACGAATGAGGCGGTCAAGAAAGCGGAACAGGCAAGAGTGACCGCAGAAAATGCGAGAGTAAAAGCAGAACAGGCAAGAGCGAACGCAGAGAATAATCGACAGCAGAATGAAAACACCCGCATCCAACAGGAGCAGCAGAGGCAGCAGGACACCTCACAGGCGGTCAAGAATACGAACGATGCAACGGATGAATCCAAGAGGGCGACAACAGCCTGCAAAGAGGTCACAGAGCGGGCAGAGGACGCATTGCAGAATCAAGAGCAGCTTGAGGCGACATTGAACACGGCGACACAGATTCGACAGGATGTGTCACAGATGCAGACGGCAGTTGCAGAGGCAAAGAAACAGGTCGAGCAGGACAAAAAGGATATTGATGACACGATTCAAAATTCACTGCTTGCATCAGCAGAGAAAATCCTTGAGAGTGTGCAGGACTATTTCAACCGTGCAGAGGCGTTATATTCGAGCATGTATCTTGATTGTGACGGAGAAACGCCGTATCTGCGAACGGTGACACCAGTATTCATTGACGGAGCAACGCCACAGGTCAGAAATGCGAATGAGGGCGTTGATTTTGACGGAGGAACGCCGACCTCCCGACAATTAGCAGTATAATTCCATGATACTGGAAACAGACGGCGAAACGAACACAAAGGAGTGATTGTGTGATATATTCCATAATCACGGAGCAAAGGAGGTTGAACAATGGCAGCAATCAGACCATGCACCGGAACAACGGCAGACTGGAAAGCAGTTGAGGACACTCTGATTCTCAAGGAAAGAGAAATCGGAGTTGAGATTGACACATCCGGTCATTATCAAATCAGACAGGGAGATGGTAAAAAGAAATTCTTTGACCTGCCGATTATCGTCAACAATGCCCGTTATGAGGAAATACTGACATTGACACAGGGATATATGAACACCGTGAACAATTTCAGCAAGAACATGACAGAGGCGACGAACAGTGCAAACGGTGCAGCAGCAACGGCAAACAATGCAGCGTCGACAGCGAGTGCAGCAGCAAAAGCGTGTCAAGGCATTGTGAACGGTCTCAACACTATGGTTGACACCGTCACAAAGAAATCATGTGTCCTCACGGTTGAGGATGGAATTTTGACGATAAGGGAGGCGTAAAAAATGGCAAGTGGAGACTTGATTGTAAAAGTAGCAGACAAAGACACACTCGACCGCACATATGCGAATACAAACGCTATACTGGCAGCAGTCGGGGAAGATGTAAGAATAAAGGGTGTAAAGCGTTACGGAATGAAAATCAACAAAAATGACAGCAATCCGGCGACACGATGCACATATCTTTTCGATGCGGTGGGAATGACACCTGCTGCGATGAACTATTCTGCCGGACGGTTCGATTTTGGAGACTGGGGAAACGTCTTTTTTGTAAAGAACAATTATCCGGCAATGGTCAAATATGACGGTACAGAAGATTATAAACTCGACCCGAACGACCACACAAAGAAAGCAGACGGAAAAACGGCATCCGATGTCTCAAACACGGCATACGGAGGAAATGCAATGAGCGTATTCGATGGCAGCGGTGACAAGGGCAAGATTTGGCTCTCACAGTTTGAGGTCGGAAATTATGAGTACATGATTATTTCAAACGTCCAGTACGATGAATCATACAACGATGACGCATATGTCAGAGAGGACGGTTCACATGCGGACAAACTCTATTTCCCGATGTTTGGCGGTTCGTATGATGGAACACGCATCCGCTCACTTGCAGGACAGGCACTCATGTATAACACAAACGCATCAACAGAGATTGCAAGAGCAAAGGCAAACGGTGCGGGATGGAATATCGGCTCATGGAGCAAACGAAACCTGTTGAATTGTATGCTCAAGATTATGTCAAAGACAGACAATTCACAGACTGCATTCGGACAGGGTCAGACATCCGGATATGTGAACGACGCATCACAGAATTACGGGCATCTTGCAACCGGAACACTCAAGGACAAAGGACAGTTTTTCGGATATAACGACACAACACATGAGGTCAAAGTGTTCTACATGGAAAAACCGTGGGGCAACCGTTGGGATAGAATCAACGGTCTGTTGATGGTAGGCGGTGAAATCCTTGCAAAGATGACACCACCGTACAATCTGACAGGAAAGGACTTTGAAAAGGTCGGAATCACATTCGCATCATCCGGCAACGGTTATCAGAAAGGAACAAAGTCAAGCAGATTCGGACGCATTGTCAATTCAATAGGTGGCAGCAGTAGCACATACACATGTGACTATTTTTGGTGGAATGCCGGAATTACTGCGGTCGCCCTTGTCGGCGGTTACTGTAGCGATGGCGAGTACTGCGGTGCGGATTGCTTGGGTTTGAACGCTTCTGCGGGCAATGCGGGCCGGGGCATCGGTGCGTCCGTTTTCTTAGAACAGCCTATCGCTGCGTAAGCAGCAGGGGGAGGAACGGAGGGGGAACGCCTCCGCTATTCCCGCCGTTAGGCGGTGTGGTCGTTTTTAGAAAAATGAATATAGGGATATAGGGTGCGGTGTCGGGCGGTGTTCCTGCTCCCTGCGGTCGCCCTTGTCGGCGGTAACTGTAACAATGGCGAGAACTGCGGTGCGGATTACTTGAATTTGAACCATTGAGGCTGCGAGACGCAAGGCAAACCATATCTCAAAGCAGAGTAAAATCTCATGGTATAACGCATCGGTGATGTTGTCATATATGGGATTGTTCAAACACACGGACACATACAACTATTACATTGATTACATCAAACCTAAAATCAACGTCAAGAAACTCAAGAGGATAGTTTCAAAGCATAGCAGAAAGGAGAATGAACATGACAGACTGGAAAAAGGTGACAGGAACACAGCCGGACAAGCCGGAGGAGGTCGACAGGACATCGTCGCCGTCAACGGTTTACCTGCGTAAGAACATCGAACAGGTGACAAGAGAGGTTGAGGGCAGCGACGGAAAGATGCAGACAGTGACCGAATGGCAGTATGACGAGAAAGAAATGACAGTCAAGGAATATGAGAACATGGCACTCATGAAGTCAGTCGTTGAGGAGAACACATCCGGAATCGTCGAATCAGTGACACAGTTTCAGAAAGATGCGGTCATTGACGAATACACACAGCAGTTGATTGAGGAGGGGTTGATTTAGTATGAAAATGCTTGTTGAAAGTCTCAAAAGAATGTACAAAAAAGGCACTCTCACAAAGGAACAGATTTCCGAGCGTGTCGCAAAGGGCAGTATTTCAGCGGATGAATATGAATATATCACAGGAGAAAAATTCTCCGGCGGTGATACAGAATGAGTCCGCTTGAAATAATATCACGATTGTGCGATGTGACGGAAAATCTATCGGCAATCGTGAAAAAACAGCAAACAATCATTGAACAGTCGAAAATCGAGGAGGCGGTCAGAGCGGAACTCCGGCAAGAGGTAGAGGAGACAGACAGGGAGATGGATGTTCTCGAATATCACATGCGGAAATACTGCGACACCGACGACATCGAGGCGACAGAGTTCGGAAAGGAGAACGCCGTTGACGATTGAGGTTTCCTTGCTAATCTCCGGAGTGTCGGTTGCATTCGCAATCTTTTTCGGAATCTGCTCAAAGCAGAGGAACGACAAAAAAGACACACAGGAAGAAACGGAGAGACGAGCAGAAAATGACACAATGGTGGTTGCGAAACTTGAGAACATCGCAGACGACATCAAGGACATCAAACGGGAATCAAGAGAGAACCGTGAGGAGATGAAACAGTTGAGAGAGCGTGTTGTCATTGTGGAACAGTCACTCAAGAGTTATCACAAGAGACTGGACGGAGAACAGCATTCCGACCGATAACAGGAGGGCAGGAAACAGGCAAGAATCAACCTCACAGAAAAGAGACAATACATGAGAATGACAGAACAGGAACGACGCATCAGAATCCGGCATCTGAAAAGAATGTACCGGATAAGGGAGCGAAAAGAGAGACATGACAAAAAGGTGTCCGGTCTGTTCATGAAACGTGTTGTATTCACTTTGATTCTTGCAGCATTTATCTTTACAGTCGTGATGATATTTGTGTTTTTGCGGACGGGTTCAGAACCGTCGACACTGATTGAGAATGTATTCCGTTTTCTATCAGTCGAGGGCGGGGCGATGGCACTCATTAAGTCCGTGAAAACGGTCAAGGGAACAAAGTCAAACGGAGAAATACAACACAATGACGAACCGGAACAGGATGACGAGGAGGTACAAGGATGAAATACATCGTCGAGAATTGGTTTGTGATTGTGGGTCTGATTGCAGTATGTGCAGCGGGAGGATATGCAGTATATGTTTTCGTGAAAATGCCGTCAGACAAACAGTTGAACAAAGTGAGAGAATGGCTGCTCTATGCAGTCACAAAGGCAGAAAAGGAACTGGGAGGCGGTACAGGTCAAATCAAACTGCGATATGTATATGATATGTTCGTCGCACGGTTCACATGGCTTGCGAGAGTGATTTCGTTCGAGGCTTTTTCGATGATGGTCGACGAGGCACTTGAGAGAATGAAAAAGATGCTTGAGAGCAACAAAGCGATGCAGACGCTTGTGAGCGGTGAGGCAGGTGAAACGGTTGAAAAGGATATGTGATTTCGCAACCGGAAACGCACACACAATCGTGCTGATATATGCAATCGTCGCTGTCATCGTATGGGTGGCGGTAAATCTGTATTTTTGGAAAATTTCTTTTGATTTAGACAGAGAAATTCGGGAAGAAATGAGAGAATACGGGGATTGCTATTCTGACACGGACGAGGCAAAATTCGGGAAACACATAACAAGGTTGACCGGATTCATCATTTCAATTCCTGCTGCGGTGATGTGGTGGTGTACACCTCTAATCGTGGCGGGATTGATGATATATGACAAGATACAAGAAAAGAATCCGGAATTGTGCGGATTCAAAGCAGACGATTTTGACAAGGAGGAAAACAAATGATTTCAAATTGCGGACATGATGAAAACGGAAGATATTCCGGAGGAAAAGCAGGAGACCAGACAGGTACAGAATGGCGGGTAATAAATTGGTATAACAGACCGTGGAAATGTGTTCTCCGTCATCCGAATGCGGATGTGAGAGCGATGATTGCAAGCATGGCAAAGGCAGCAGCAAACAACAACCTCATAGGATATGACCAGTCACAGAGGGGTACATTTTGGACGAACCTTGCAGATTCCAACTACGACCCTGCACAGATTACAGTCGCATGTGAGGCAGACTGTTCATCCGGTGTCGCTGCAATCGTAAAGGGAGCAGGTTACAGACTGGGAATTGACGCACTGAAAAAGGTGAGTACGGCTTGTTATACTGGAAACCTGCGGGCAGCACTCAAGACAGCAGGATTCGAGGTGCTGACAGAAAGCAAATATCTGACATCGGATGCATATTTATTTGCGGGAGACATTCTCCTCAACGACAACGCTCACGTTGCGACAAATCTGACAACAGGTTCAAAAGCGTCCGGAACATCAGCACCGAGCAAAAGCATCAATGAAGTAGCGAAAGAGGTCATCAACGGAAAGTGGGGAAATGGTAGCGACAGAACAAACCGCCTCGCAGCAGCAGGATATGACGCAAAGGCAGTTCAGAACGAAGTCAACAGAATTTTGAAAGGGAATGCAACGACACCGAGCAAAAGCATCAATGAAGTAGCGAAAGAGGTCATCAACGGAAAGTGGGGAAACGGTAGCGACAGAACAAACCGCCTCGCAGCAGCGGGATATGATGCAAAGGCAGTTCAGAACGAAGTCAATAGAATTTTGAGATAGCAGGAGGAATAAACATGTTATACTATTTAGGCAAAGGAACAGAGTTCAAGAAAGAGGACTGCAAAGAGTACAAGAAACTTGATGCAGCATTAAGGGCAGCAGCAAAGGACGAGAGCCTCGTTGTTTGGGATGAAACCGGAAAGGTCATCGGTTCGCTCACGGATGATGTTCCGGAGGGAGCGTTGCAGACAAATCCGGACGGCAGTGTCAACACATACGATGCGGACGGAAACAAGACCGGAACAGTAGACGCAGAGACACTCAAGGAAATGACAACGGTCAATGACGATGTGAGCGAACTTGCAACCGGAGACAATGAGCAGGAAACATCGCAGAAGAACGCAGAGGACGACGAGAATGCCTCAAATGAGGATAAGGCGACAAATCCACCGACCGAACAGGAAAATGGCGAAAATGGGGCGAATACAGAGCCGGACAAGGCAACAGAGGAGCAGCAGGAGGACAAGGTCATCATTCCGCAGGGCAAAATGAGGGTGACAGTCATTTGTGACGGTTCACTCAATATCAGACGTTCGGCAGAATGGGGCAATGACAACATCTGCGGTCGTGCTATCAGAGGACAGTCATATTATGTGAAAGAGATTCATGTTGTCGACGGAAAGAAGATGGTCAGAACAATCGGCGACCTTTACCTCTCCGGAGAATCCGAGCATGTACAGTTCGAGCAGTTGTGATATAATAAAGCAACGGGAAAACGCTTGAGAGAATATGCGTAAAAGACGGGTAACTGACAAACGGTCAAAAAATGCCGTAAAATAGGCGTTTGGAGTTATCAAAGAGATAATTTTTCGGAAAAGAGAATATCAAGAGTATATTACACCTCAGAACTTCGGTTCTGGGGTGTTTTT